GCGAGCTAATTCCAACACACGAATCAATAGAGGGATATCCATTACCACTGAATCTTTCTTGTCGACAGCTTCTTCCATCTGTTCGACTTCTTCGTCTTGAACCCCAGTTTCTCTGCGATCATTTCTCCACACAATCCTACCATCTGGAAGACGAACCTTAACACGATTAACATCAGCACTTCTCTGAACTTCATCCATCTGTTCGACTTGCTCTTTGATGTGTGCAATATAATCATAGTCGTCCATAGTCAATATACCTTTGTTGCGAATATTGATTAATTTTTCTACAACTTTATGCAAATCCATATCACTCTTTAAATCTTCGCGAGCTAATTCCAGAACACGAATCAACAGAGGGATATCCATTACTACTGAATCCTTCTCGTTGACAGCTTCCTGTTGATTTGCTAAAAATGAATTGACTGCATCAAAAGCGACGCTTTCATTTCCAGAATCTTTAAGAGCATCTTCATAAACTTCAACGACGGCATCTATAGAAACATTATACTTTACTGATTTGTTGTATAGACTCTCTGCAATTTTATCTTCAGCCAAAGGATCATATTGATCCTTCATCTTTTCTCTAAGCGATGCAAAAGTTTTAGATTCGTGTTGACGAATCATTTTCTTACGCAAAGTCAAATGACCTTCTTCGGGAGTCGGATCCATTTTATTAATTTTAAGTGGATCTACTTCAAGGGGGTCGTTTTCAAGAGGATCTTTTGAAATATTTTTTTCCTCATTCTGTGGATTCTTTTTAAGAACTACCATAGCACGCATCCTAGCGAATGTTTGTGGGTCATCTGTAGCCATCTTTAAAATCTTATCTAACATTGAAAGAATTTTACTGCGCAATTCTGGTGACGATAAAGCCTTTTCACCAATCTTAAGAGCGCGACGGTATTTTTCGATTTCATCTTGATCAACTAGACCAAGACGAAGAAGCATATTAACTTTTGGTGTCAGTAGATGATCGTTGTTAGTTGAAATATAATCTGGATCTTCTTTAACATCATAAGACTGATATAAAGATTTTGACTGTGCTGGCATATTTACATTTTGCCCCCGCGCTTTGGCAAGACGTGTCATTTCCTTCTTACGAATCATCGGAAGAGTTCTCTTGGATAATGTTCCGACTAGTTTATCTAGATTTTTTCCATATCTTGCCTGCACAGCTTTATCTATAGCATATCTTTGCGATGGTGGAAGTTTGTGATATGACAAACCTTTTTGTCCAGCAATACGTTTACGCAGCATCATAAGCGCAGATGTTCTAGCGCGATAAGTTAATCTCTGAGGAGTAGCCATACGTTTGCGTTTCAGTTCGCGCATTCTTTTCATGCGTGGCTGACGCTGTTTGAATTTCATTTTTGCTCTTTGGCGCTGCAGGATCGAAAGAACGCGGCTCTCATCTAGATCTTCTTCGATAGATTCTCCGACCAACGTTTCTATGAAGTCAGAATCATTTTCATTTGGATCTAAATCACTGAAACTTGTTTGATCAACAACATTCCAAAGCTCTGCATCTGAAAATGATTCACTATCTTCAATCATAAATTTTTCGAATAGATTGTCCAATGATTCCATTTCTAACCCCTCATTCTTTTTAGTCTTTTGTCCGTTTCTAACATCGTTCATTAAGTCTTTGGTATGCGAATCAGAAACATGAGAAGGAACGCCTTTACGGAATTCTTTGAAATTACCAGAAGCTGCATGTTCGCGTTGCTTGGTTGCGCTAACGCCGGATGTGCCCTCTGCATCTGGATCTCTTTCCCCAGCAGAATGAATTGTTATCTTTTTAAATTTGTAATATCCGTGACCTGCTTTTTTACCATTATAAGCATTCGTCAATTTACTCATCTCATCGTGGCGATCAGACCCAGCAACGATATGAGCGTGCGTAACTCCAGCTTTGTGCAATGATGAAAGATGATGAAGAATCGTTGGATGTTCTTTAGACGAAGCAACGACATTAGTTTCTGATGAAAATCTTTTAAGATGTTTCTTTTTCTGATCAGAAGATAACGGATTCTTTTTAGGATCCTGTGAATGCGACACAACAACTGAATGATCTGCACTATGATCTTTTGCGACTGCATGAACCTTGTCAATCAACTGCATATGTCCTGTTGTTGGAGGATTCATACGCGTGAATGCAGTCACATGATGTTGATCTGCTTTAGTTGATTCTGATAATTGAAAAAGTGTTTTCATTTCTTTTTAAACTTATCAGATGCTTTTAAATTGGCTGCTGAGAATCCTGCACGATCAACAACCTTAAGTCCATTCGCTACATAGCCTTCACCACCGCTTTTGTTTCCTTCGATGGAAGTTTGGAATGGGTGTTTGGATGCAGCATCTAATCCTCTAGCTAAATGATTAGTAGCTTGTTGAACGTGATGGTGAATATTAAAGGAACGTTGAAACGCACCTTTATGCTTATCTACGTGTGATAGAGAATTATTTTTCTCATCGGTTTTAATAGCCTTTGTTTTTTCCATCTTAACTGCAGCGATCTGCTTATCGTGATGAGCAGCCAGGTGAGCTTTATATGCTGGGACGCTAGGAGTTTCTCCGGAACGAACAGTTGAGTTTATGTATGTTCTTAGATGACCTTCATGACCAGCCAGATGACCATATGTGTGATCCTTCATTAACTTCTCAGCTTCTTTAACGTGATGGTCTACAGCTTTTTGATGTTCTGGTGATAACTTGCGCTCATCTTTTCCAACGATGTGATCTACCTGATGCACGTCTGGATGACTACCAAAACCTTTGGCTTCAGTAATAGAAATCGACTCGGTAATAGGATGAGCACGACCTTCTGCATCTATTTTTGTATGAATGACTGTGCTTACTTTAGATTTCTTAAGTTTCTTACCTTCTTCAGATTTAGCATCAGTTTCGTATTTTAGAGTGTTTGGTGTATGTGAAATCTTTCCACCAGATGTAGCTCTTGTTTCTGGAGTGCTCATAAAGCCGCCCTGATATTCGCCATGACCTTTTGGAAGAACTTTTCCAACGTGGCTCAGAAGAGCATGAAGCGGATGAGCAAGATATGGCTTATGACCATGTTGCTTATCAATATCTGAATGAGAGAAATTGTAATGTGATCCTGCGCCCTTGTATTTAACTCCAACGCGACCATTTTTATCTCGAATCGCTTGATAAGACATCTTATCGTCGATCTTACGGGTGATTGGAGTTTTACCTGAAGCCACGCTCTTGATAGTATTGAGAGCGTGATGAGCAGCGTCCGGACCGTCGAATGTTCGATCGGATGGGTGCTCTATATGTGATATTCCTCGCTGTTGTGCTGCTTCAGCGAGGAAACTAGTAAATCTTAGCATATTATATCCTTGTTCGCAGGTTTACCTAAGCCTAACTGCGGTTAATCATGATCTATTTATAATATCAAAAATCTACCAAGGGTCTCCTGACAATTTTAAAGAAGAAGCCATTTTTTCTGACTCAAATTTAAATCTTATTTTCATAATTTTTTTACTACCAGCTTCAACTCCAATCGATTCATTTCCAACTTTTGATAATTTTATAGGATATTTACTTAATGCGGAAAGTTTTGGATTATTCACTGGGTCCATAACAATCGCTTGATATGGTGGTTTATTTCCTTGACCAGTAACTTTAATGTATGGTGGTGCAATTACTTCCGCGTCCATCCAATCTGATAGAAGATATTTTTTCAAATCAGATTGTTTCATTTTACTAAGTTTGAAAATTAATTCGTCGCGCATATCAGAAAGAAGTTTTACACCGATTTTCTCCGTTTTTTCTTTAATACCCGGATTTGATCTAATATATTCTTTTCTCTTTTGAGCTGAATCGGGTAATGATAATTTCTTAATTGTTTCACTTAGAAGTTTATCGTAAGCATCCGATAATTTCATTTTTAAATTTCTATCGACAGTACCTACTCCAGGATTCTTAAAACCGATATCCCCTTTACCTTGTGTAGCTTTGGCAGATAATCCAAGAAATGCTTTTGATGGACCACTAGTAAACTTCACTAGGATATCTGTCGGATTTTTTTTCTGATCAACAGATTCACCATAGGCAGAAGACATTGATCCAGGTCTAGCAGTCCACCACACACCTTTTATTGAACCACCATATCCATTACTTTTTGCCCAACTGATAAATTCCTTTGCCATTACTATGGCTTTATTTTGTGCATCATTAACTTCTTCTGGTTGCGCCTGAATAATTCTCTGCTGATATTGCATCTTTGCTTCATTGCTATACCATTTATTATTATTTAAAACATAGCCAGTATAAATTTCATTAATATCAGATAATACAGTATTTGGAGTTGCCATAGCACTATCCTCCGTATCTAGTAATCGAACCATTCTCGTGTATCAAGAATGCTTCGAAATTAACTTTTGGAAATTCTCTTTTGAGCGCAAGGAATGATTGGAGATTTTTTACAGCGTCATCAAACATTCTTGCAACTGTATAATTTCCTTTTTGTAGATACTCAGAAGTGATCTGTGCTTTTGCAGCAGGACCAGGAAGATCTCTATTACCCGCACGTTCAACATGAACACGATTAATATCGAATCCATATTTTTTAAATGTAGCTAGGAATAGTTTTTTATCATCTAGATCAGCTCTAGCTGTGATGATAATGATTTTTTTCTGAGGACTGTCTCTGAATTTACTCAGCATCTTCTTTGCTGTTTTAAATACAGTATCGACAGGACGCGCAGTGGCGTTGAATACTTCAGCCGAACGAAACTCGGAGAAGTCGAATTCTTCTCCAGATTTTAATTTGTAGACATTAAATTCTGCTGGTGTTAATGTTCTAACACGTCTATCACCTTTTACAACGAACACTTTGGTTGTTGTATGGAAAAGTGTATCGTCTATATCGAAAATAGAAAGCGAACTTGCTCTCATATCTTCTGCGATGAATTCTGTGAATTTTAACATACACTTATTTATAATACCAAAAGGGCTATTTTTTCTTATGTATGAATTTTGTGTTTCCTGTTTCTTCGGCCCATGAAATAATTAGACTTCTTTGTAGTTTGTATGCTTCTTTTTCCCAAGGCAGATCTTCGTAATCAGTTTTCTCTACATTAATCTTTCTTCGTTTCCATCTAGTAATTTCTGGACGATAAGCATAATCATAAAGTTCACCTTTGGCGAATTGTTTCATATGCACCAATTCGTGGCTTAATGTAGTGAATTGCTGGAATCTTGTCATGCTAGAATCTATGCGTATCGTAAACAATCTTGGCGGAGAGCTATCATCTTCCCAACCACAATCTCCGTAAACGAACTCTTTTTTACAGAGATCCTTACAGAATATTAGATGTATAGATATTACTTCTGAAAGTCGACTACCCAGAAGATGAGTGGATATCCATCGTGTAGCTGATCTAAATTGCTTTAGAGTTCCTTTCGGAGCATTTCGCACAGATAATGATACAGAATTCCTCATCAGACTCTCCATGAAGATATATCACTATTTATTATTCTCCGCATCTTCATCTTCGTATTCTGGGGGCTTATACCAAATTTCATCAATAATTTTCTGGATATAACCCTCATCTTCTTCAACCCAACACCTTTTTTGGCTTTTAGCAAAACTACGACTAGATCCTTCGTCTGATTCGTAGCGTTCTTTTCTCCAAGTTTTTCCCATATTACACCCTATTTAAATCCGCTGAAGTCTTTACGACCCATTTTTTTAGTAGCCCAACGCATAGAATCATCTTCATTCATACGCGCACCAAATTTACTTTTATCAAACGCTGGCTTATCTACGATGAGATCTTCCTGCGCTGATTGCTCAACATCATATAATCTAAACTTAGATCTATCAATACCGACAACGAACTTAGAATGAAGCGTGAGATCGTTGTATCGATTCTTTAATTGCTTAATCATCAATTGATTTAAATTTTGTAGTTCTTCCGATGATATAAGTGCTATCATGAAGTCTGCTGTGGCTGGAAGACCAAAGGATTCTGAGGTGTCAGTTAAATTCGGATCTGAGTTACTAAAACCAGATCGAGTTGTTTGTGTTGCGCTAACGATAGGAACATTGAATTCAACTGCTAATCCTCTCAATTCTTCTGCGATAGATTTAATATAAGTGTAACTATTTATATTTGCTCCGGGTTTAACTCTCGAAGACATAGAGATATTCAGATAATCTAGGTAGATAATATCTGGCTTGAAGGTTCGCTTTAGATTTAGTTCATTGAGTAGATGGCGGAAATGCCCAACGTGAGCAGTTGCTGTTGGATATTCCTTTACGATGAGTTTTCCGGAAGTTTTAGAACGAACTTTAGAAACTTTCGTTTCATACATATCTTTCGAAAGATTGGCTAGATCTTCACAAGCTACGTTCAAAAGATTTGCATCAATACGTTCTGCGATCTTTTCTTCGGCCATTTCCATAGTCAGATAAAGAACATTTTTTCCGAGCATCATATTGGACGCAGCCAAATGACACATCGCTAGAGTCTTACCTACTCCAGTTCCAGCCATAATGATATTCAACGACTTCTTAGAAAATCCGCCGCGAGTTATCTTATTCATCATATCCAGATCGAAAGGAACTTTCTCTTCGACGCGATGATAAAAATCATATCGCTCAGCAAAGTCCTCTAGAAAATCATGGCCAATATGATTGTCGAAAGAGATAGCAAGAGCATCAGTCAATATCTGTGGTATATTTCCTTTATCCTGATGCTTTTCTTTTCCGTCAAGAATATGAATGCTATCCATAATAGCATTATATACAGCTTTCTCCTGACAGAATTTCTCAGTTGTATTGAGCAACCAAGTTTCGTCTATCTTTTCTGGAGGAGTTAAGGCGTCGATGAGTTCTGAAGATTGCTTATGCTCAGACTCACCAACTCCGGTCAAATTATTTAACTCAATTGAAAGTGCTTCTTTTGTGGGTAGTGAATTATATTTTGAAACGAAAGACTCGATCTGTTTAAAAACGAGCCTTTCGCTTGAATCTACAAAATACTTTTCTTTAAGAAAGGGAATAACTTTTCGTGCATAACTATCATCATGCAATAGATGATTCAGTATCGTCGATTCGATTCTCATTTACTTTCTTCTGTGTAGTTTCAATTGATTCATCGTCGGACTTTGTTTCTTGTCCATATTTAAATTCGCGAGCAGCTGCAACTTCTAATTGATCTAGCAGATCTTTTGTAAAGTATTTTTCTGGTTCATCATTAATTGTTTTGCCAAAAACTTTAGTTCCATCAGGAAGTTCATAACGGGTGCTAACCTTCTTAATGATACCATATTTTTCAGCAAGATCCAATAGACCGTAATAGCGATCCAGACCTTTAGAATAAGAAAGTTTAACATCAACCATCTTATTTTCCTTCGTCATTCGACTCTTATGCATCTTACAGTGAATGATATTTCCTACAACTTCTGTTCCCTCTTTGTCTTTTTTCTTTGACAGCATTACAATCTGTGATGCTGCGTATTTCAATCCTGATCCACCAGAGATTTCATTTGTTGGAAAGAAAGAACCGATAGCTGCATAGACGTGATTGGTGATGATCAGAGGAACATTAATTTTTGCCAGCTTCAATGAAAGCACTCGAAATGTTGCTTTAGCTAAAGCAGCTTTGGTCATATCTTTGGTTTCTGAACCTTCGGTAGAATCAGAAATTTCTTTCGTGCTCGACAACATACCAAATGAATCTAGAATCATGAGCATCGGAGGACGGTCATCCTTTTCCATTTTGGCATAATTGTCTAGAACTTTAATTGCATGAGTTCTAAAATTTTGAATGGTATCAGTTTCAACTATGATGACTCGCTTTGTATCAAGTCCACGATCAAGCATCATCTGTTTGGTAACAGCAGCTTCTGTATCGTAGTAGAAAATTGCGGCATCTTTGTTATCGTCCAGAAACTGTTTAGCAATCCCTAGAACGAAAAATGTTTTTCCTGTAGCACTTTCACCTGCGAATGCGGTGATTTTATTATTCGGAACTCCACCAAAGATACTTCCAGT